AAACACGTTTCTTCTACCCATCCCCGGCGAAGGAATTTTGTTTGCCACAGGCGTTTACGTTGATGTGACTAATATCACAGGCGTGACGATTGTGTATGGCTAAGTCCCCCGCATGGCAGAGGAAGGAGGGGAAGTCCGAGAAGGGCGGCTTGAACGCCAAAGGACGAGCTTCCTACAACGCAGCAAATCCGGGGAAACCCGGGTTGAAACCGCCTCAGCCACAGGGTGGCAGTCGCCGCGACTCTTTCTGCGCCCGTATGAAAGGCATGAAAGCGAAGTTGACCAGCGCCAAAACCGCAAGCGATCCGGATTCAAGGATTAACAAGAGCCTTCGTGCGTGGAACTGCGCAGATGGTGGATACGTCAGCAGTGCTGATGGCTGTGCCACCCAAGGCAAAACGAAGGGTAGGTTTGTATAAATGGCAAAGAACAATCCAAAACGTGGCCTAGATGAACAACTGCTTGAAGGCGGTGGCAGCGGCGCTGGCGGGTTTAGTAGCGCCAAACGAGGACTAAGCCTAGAAGCGCAAGCATCAAAAAACGCTGCTAAAAACAAAACCGACACCGTTACGGAGCTTGAAAAACTGGATCGCCAGATGGAGCTGAAACGAGAACTAACCACAATAAAAGCAAAACCTGAACGTCAAGCTGCGGAACGCAACGCCGTGGTGAGCACAGAAGGCGGCATAAAGAAAACCGAGTACCCCTATGCGGGGGCAAATGAATTTAAAAAAGGCGGCATGACTGCTTCTTCACGTACTAAAGACAAAGACAAAAACGAAGACGAAAACAAAGAGTTTTCTCGTGGCAAACGAGCATTAGGCGCAGCAATGGCTGTACCCGGCGCAATAACTGGCGCTACTTTGCTAGGCACACAACCAGATTTTCCAGTCTACGATTCGGCAAAATACGGCGCCAAGTTGATGCTGGCAAAAAACAAAAGAGAAGAACGTGAGGCTGGGGAAGAACTTGAAAGCGCAGTAAAACTTCGGAAGAGCCAAAAACGGCAAGCTGATACGGGCGAAAAAACTAACCCAATGGGCGACACATATAAAAAAGGCGGCATGACCGCTTCCAGTCGCGCCGATGGCTGTGCCGTCAAAGGCAAAACGAAAGGCAGGTTTGTTTAAATGGGCATAAAACTACATGACGTTTCGCCAGTAGCGGCTATGTTTACGGGTAAGGGTGAGATGGGCAAGCTCATGGCGCAAGGTGTCGGTGGCGTGATTCCTGCGACAATTGCAAAAGATGCACAGAAAGCGGAAGAAGACCGCAAAAAACTTGAAGCCTCTTATTACGCGCCGCAAAACATGAAAAAGGGTGGCAAAGTTTCTTCCGCTTCTGCCCGCGCCGATGGCTGCGCCGTCAAAGGTAAGACCAAGGGTAGGATGGTCTGATGGACATCGCAACAATCTGGTCGCTGGCCCTGTCCGCTGTTTTGGGTGGATTTTGGTTTTTTATCCGCGAAAAGTTCGAGGATGTCAAACGTATTGAGCGCCTGCTCAATATCACACGCGAGGAGATTGCCCGTGATTACGCAACTAACGCAGAGGTTCAGAGAATTACTGACCACATTGACCAGCGGTTTAATCGACTTGAAGCAAAAATTGACCAGCTTATTCAAGCGGGGAAGTGATGCCAGCAACAAGCCTTAAACAAAAAAAATTCATGGATGCTGTGGCTCACAACCCAGCGTTTGCGAAGAAGGTTGGAGTCCCCAAATCAGTGGGCAAGGATTTCAGCGAAGCCAGCAAGGGTATGAAATTTGGCAAAGGCACAAAAAGCCGTGCTGATGCGCAAGCGGTCAACAAGCCAAAGACCAATCAAGGTAAGAACGAACTTTTTAACAAAGGCGGTGACACTATGATGAACAAAATGAATCCCGGCATGAAAGCAATCATGGCTAAAAAAATGGGCAAGCCCACCATGAAAAAAGGTATGGACACCGCCAAAGACGGCATGAAGAAAATGGCTGGTGGCGGTATGCCGATGGTTATGAAAGATGGTCAAAAAGTTCCAGCGTTTGCCGCAGATGGCAAGGGCAAGATGGCTCATGGTGGCATGGCCAAGAAAATGGCTAAGGGTGGTGGCATTGAGGCCAAAGGCAAAACCAAGGGCGCACAAGTCAAGATGTCTGGTTCTAAGCCACTGGGCATGAAAATGGGCGGCAAAGCCTGCTAAGGAGTAATCATGGCAAAGAAAAGCGCTGGAAGGTTAGCTGGGCTTGCCGCACTGGGTGCTGCTGCCTATTTAATCGACGAAAAACTTAGCAAGGGTAAGGGTAAGTCTGATGACGCAGGCGACCAAATAACAAGCAACTACACCAAAAAAGACAAAAAAGTTGAGTCAGATGAAACTCAGTTGAAATCACGAGAGCAAAGCATCAAAGATGCGGACAAGTCGGTAGGTTCTAGCCCTTCTCCTAATTCACAGCAGGCATCTGGTGTTCTTACAAGTGCTGCCTCGGCACCCGTGCAACAACAAACCGTCAAAGCTGAAGACCTTCCAAGAGCTGCTGAACCTGCTAAAAATAATAAAAACGACAAAAACGAAAATGAAGACAAATCTGTAAAAGCCGCAAATAAAAACGACAGAAACGAAGATTACAGTAATGAAGGCCGCTATAAGCCAGAAATCAAAACTGAAAACAAATCTGTAAAAGCCGCAAATAAAATTCAAAAGTCACAAGATGACCGGCGCAACATGGAGGCCACTACGAGTCGTGGGATGCCCGCCGCTGACAAAAGCATTCCCTCGGCTTCGTCACTTAAATATCAAGCTCCATCTGCTAAAGAGGTGGCAAGCTCTAAGGACCGCAAAAAAAATTACGGTATGTTTGATGCAATAAAGGATTACTACGCAAGCCCATCCTCAAAGGAAGGCGTTATGCGTAATCTTTCAAACACAGCGGCGGCTTTAACTCCAATGACTGGCGGAGCTTCAAAGGTTGCCACTGAGTTTGCAATGGGTAGAAATGCGGCAAAAGCTTCGCAAGGCGAAGGCAAATTGAGTGCCGCAGGTCAGCGTATAAAAGACATGGAAGAAGTTCGTAATGTTGCTTTTCCCGGACGAAGAGAGGCCGTAATGAACCCTCTGGCTCATGCTGGTGGCCCAAAGATGATGGATAAGGTTGCACAAGCTGAAGCCCGCGCCGCCGCCGCTGAAGCCCGCGCCGCTGCCGCTGAAGCAAAACGTAATGCTAAAGACCCTTTTATGAATTTTAAACCGGGTTCAGACTTTAAGCGTGGTGGCGCAGTCAAAATGGCTTCTGGCGGCATGACCGCTTCTCGTCGTGGGGATGGCATTGCATCTCGCGGCAAAACCCGTTGCAAAATGTATTGAGGTAAATCATGGCAAAAATCGGCAAGAAACCTACTGATGACCAAATGCTTGAGGGCGGTGGGTCTGGTGGTGGGTATGGTGGTGGAATTGGCGGAAAACTTGCCGGAGCAACCGTAATTGGTAGCGGCGCTGGAATTGCTGCTCTTCCTGTTGTGGCAAAGTATCATTTTGACAAAAAGTATCGCGAAGAAAAACAGGCAAAAGACGAAGCCAAAGACGAAATTAAACGTGAGTCTCGTGGTTCAACAACTTCACCAATGGATCAATTTATGGGCGAACTCAATAAAGGTTTTAAAGACAAAGGTCTTGATACAACCCGTGAAGGTAACAACATTACGATTAAAGGCGTCAAAAAGCCAGAAGACTCAATGACCCCCGGTCAAAAGCAGTCTATGGAAGAAGCAAAAGATGAAGAGATGCGCAAGAAGATGAAGACTGCACCCACCACCAAAACGGAGATGGGCAAACCATTTGCCAAGGGCGGTATGACTGCTTCCAGCCGTGCTGATGGCTGCGCTGTCAAAGGCAAAACCCGTGGGAAGATGATCTGATGATGGCCTCTCGCGGTATGGGCGCAATCAACCCGAAGAAGATGCCGGGGAAGAAGGCTGTCCGTCGTAAAGACAAGCCGCAAGATGTGGACATGTATGCAGAAGGCGGCGGTGTAAACGCTGCTGGCAACTACACCAAGCCTAGCTTGCGTAAGCGGATTGTGGCTCAGGTCAAAGCAGCGGCTACCCACGGTACAGGCGCAGGCCAGTGGAGCGCGAGAAAAGCGCAGCTTGTAGCAAAAAAATATAAAGCCGCTGGCGGGGGCTACCGAGATTGAAAGCACCGCAACAATCCCTTAAATCTTGGGGCGACCAGAAATGGCGTACCAAGTCGGGTAAACCCTCATCCAAAACGGGTGAGCGGTATCTCCCAGAGGCTGCGATCAAAAGTCTAAGCCCAGCGGAGTATGCCGCTACAACCCGTGCAAAGCGGGCGGGCAAGGCCAAGGGAAAACAGTTCGTGGCACAACCAAAGAATATTGCAAAGAAAACAGCAGGGTTTAGATAATGGCAAATACCTCTGGTGCATCAAGCTTTAACCTAGACCTCACCGAGTTGGTCGAGGAGGCGTTTGAACGCGCCGGTGGTGAACTTCGCACGGGCTATGATTTACGTACAGCCAGACGCAGTTTAAACATCATGTTTGCTGATTGGGCCAACCGTGGTATCAATCTGTGGACAATTGAGACTGGCACAATTGACTTGGTTCAGGGTCAGAACACCTACCCCCTGCCCAACGACACCATTGACCTGTTGGAGCATGTCATCCGTACTGGGGCCAACATCGCTTCAACTCAGGCTGATCTGACCATCACCCGTATCAGCGTTTCTACCTACGCCACAATCCCCAACAAGATTACGCAGGCCAGACCCATTCAGATTTGGATTCAACGCTACAACGGGCAAACATCAACGACAGGGTTAACCCTAGACGGTGCAATCACCAGCACATCCACGCAAATCACGCTGGACTCCGTGGTGGGGCTTCCAGCCGCCGGGTTTGTCAAGATTGACAATGAGATCATCAACTATGGATACATTGACGGGAATGTCCTGTACAACTGCTTCCGTGGGCAGCAAAACACCACGGCGGC